TTTTTTATTTTCCTTTTTAATTGTTGTTGTATTTTCTTTTTCTTGCTTCCATCCTAAAGCTAAAAAATTATCAAGCTGAGTTTCATTAATACTCATTTCATGCCCATCTTTATATAATTTAATGTCTTTAGCCATAAGTCCTTTTATTAGTTTTCTTCTTCTTCGTCAATATCTTCGTCATCATTATCTTCATCAAAATCTTCTTCTGAGTCATCTTCCCATTTTTCATCTTCTTCTTGGTCTCTTAAATCAGCAAGTAAGTCTTTTACTTCTTCACACATCATTGATTCTTTATCATGTAGCTTTTCAATACTGTCTATTTTCTTTTCTATCTTATCTATAATTTTATCTTTATTTGCCATATCTTCTCCTTGTTTATGGTGTTCCAGCTTGGAACTCATAAGTACATCTTACAACCATTCTTATACCACCAATAGGAAACAATGTACCCTCGTCTGTTTCTACACTTGTGACTTCTGTATCTAGTGCGTTGCTACTTCTTGTAATATCAGATTCTAATGCAGTTTCAATAGCTGTAATAAGCTGGTTTCTAAGTGTATCTATATTAGATTCAGCACCTTTTACAAATCCAAGTATAGAAAAATCAATAGTTCCAATTCTAGTTTTTGCTCCACTTCCTAATTCAGAGTCCTCTCTAGTTTCTTCTGATGTTTGTACTATTACTGCTGGGTATTGTTTGTCTGATAATTCGTCTAATTGAAATGGTTGTCTAGTAGCTTTTTTAATAGTTATTGGGCTACTAATACCTGAAATGGTTGATAATAAATTAGATGCAATATTTTCTCGTACACTCATAGTTTCATTTTCTTTAATTCTTTTTCAACAAATCTGTTGAATTGTTTGTTTATAATCTTTTCTGTTCTATTGTTAAAGCCAAAAAATTCTCTTTTAGGCTCATTCAATACTTGGTTAAATAATGCTCTTTGTCTCATTTGTGCATTACTAAAACTTATAGATACTTTATTTTTTCCTGTAATTTTAATTGTTCTTCCTGATGGTGTTATAGCACCTAACATTCTACCTGTATTAAATAAATCTACATTAGTTGGTTTTCCGTCTCTTTGTAATTGTTTTAAATAACTAGCAGAGTATGGAGCAAATGGTGTATCTCTAAAATCAATTCCTTTAGCTGTTTTAGTTCTGACAATATCTAATAATTGAAATCCACCTTGTAAAATACCTTTATCAATAATTGTTGGAAATCTACTTTGTAATCTTTTAAATCTTTTTTCAATAGCTTTAGAGTTTGTTTTAATCTTAATGTCTAAAGCCATTATCTAGTCAATCTTCTAAATCCATGTAAAGGCTCTCGTTCATTAACCTGTATAGTGCCATCTGCTGTTGCATCATATTCAACACCATCTTCTAAGATTGTTCGCCATTCTTTGTTATACTCTGACATATAATATTCTGACATTCTTTCAAATCTATCTTTTTCTGTCTCAGGTCTAAATTTAGTTAATGCTGGACAAAAGAATCTACCTAAAAATAAATAAACTCCAGCCCTTTCAAACTGATCTAAATTAACTTTTGTGTTTTCCATCTCAGCAGTATTAAGAACTGTAATATCTGTATATACATTTTGTTTATATACTGACCACCATTCAGTTCTAAGCTGTCTTAAAATATCGTTTGTTGTTTGTGCAAAGAAATTAACTGTTTCAGTATCAGTTGAAGATACACCAAAACCAAAAGCATCAGGTTGATACTTAGTGACATCACTTGCAGTTATAACATTTGCACCTGTATAGTTAGCCATAAACTACTTCCAAACTAAATAAGCTATAATTAATACTAAAGGTATTGAATACATTGGATTATTCTTTGCTTTGACCCATACCCATTTAGACCACTTCTTAGCTTTCATCATTATAATTTTGTTCATTTCTTTTTCCTTGTTTTTCTTTTCTTAGTTTTTAATTGAACAACTTTATCAGAAATGTCTTTTACTGTCGCTTTTTTAATTTCTTTTTTTACTGAATCAACAGGAGCAAAACCTCTTAATTTAAATTGATTCAAGTTTGCTTCGTATTGATCTTTTGTTCTTGTTATAATTTTAACACCATTTGTTAATTTTATATTCATAAATTCTCCTATTGATTATCAGGGAGATTTCTCCCCCTGATAAAAGTACGATTATTGGATTGATGAATCTACATTCAATTCAACACCATAAGTATCGTTAAGTTCGCCAACTCCATATACAGCAGTTGCTACAACTTCGTCTGCTCTTAGAGACGCATCTCTTTGAGTTTCGATTTTTAGGTCTTGCATCATAGCCAATGCTAAAGCATCTCTATGGAAAATTGCACCTTTGTAGTCTCCTGTTGTTCCCGGATTGTTTCCTGAACTGTCAGCTAGATTTGATGTTTCAAAAATTGGAACACCAGCTACATTACCAACAAAACCTGTGTTTAAAGCTTCGTTAGATTTTTCAGTATCTCTACCAACAAATGTGTTTGTTAAACCACTCTTTAGGTCAAACGCATTTAAAGGATGAAATACACCAGCTAGGTCAGACATTGGAACTGCATTTTTTCTAAGAATTGCTACTGCATTAAATACATTAGCTGAACTTAGAACTGCTGTTCCATCTCCAACTTCTTGTGAGAAACCATCAAATAACGCAGTTAAATCTGTGTCAATTTTTTTAGCGATTGCTTCTCCAAATAATCTACCAATATCTCCAGCAACATTTCTTGGTGCTGAGTTTCTTGCTAAATCTGTAAGAGTTGTCATTATACCAACTTCACTTGCTGTGATAGTCACAGAAGATGGGTTGATAGCTGTGTTAGATAAATCAGATGCTTCCGATACTGCACCAGCCGAAACTGATGAGTAAATTGGAACTTCAACTGACTTTCCACCACCTGTTATTGCATAGTTTCGTACTAGAGGTCTCATAGTTGATTGCTCTGATGCTACGAATAATGCTTCTGCTACGATCTCAGTATATAATTCCGAGAGTGTAGAACTTGTGCTTTCGTTTGCCATTGTGTTTGTCCTTTATTATTTATTATTGTTTAAGTTAATTTGGACAGGTGTTGAATCTCTTTGTTTGCGATATTCTGCATACTTTTTACGATCTTCTGCCTTGCCCATATCTAAGTCCTGAATATTAAATGGTTTTACAGTTTTACCCTCGATGCTACTCTGACTACCTGTGCCTGACAAAGACCCTTTTCGGAAATGTGGGTTAGCATCTAAAAATTCATTAACTCTATCTTCTATTGTTAATAATTCCCCTTTTGTGTTGTATCTTATGTTTTTATTATTATCAAGTATTTCTACTCTACCATCGTCATTGTAATTAACTTCATGCTTTAACAAAGACACTACTTGGTCAGGTGCAATAGCATTGTTCTTAGAAGCTAAAGATAATATAGAATTATCTACATTTATTGTTTTAACTTTAGACTTCCAATCAGCTAACTCTTTGTCTTTATCAGCTATTCTTTGCTTCATAAGATTTTCAAGATCAGCTTTTGTTTTTGCTTCCTGTATTTCTTTTTCTTTAACAAGTTCTTCTTCTTGTTTTCTAGCTTCGTCTAACATTCTTTGATGTTTAGACTTCTCAGCTTCTAGTCTTTGCTTGACAATTCTATCTACATCTTCTTGATTAAATGTTGGTGTTGGTTTCTCGTCAGTTTGAGTTTGTTTAACTTCAGCTTCCTGAACATCATTTTTCGGTTGATTAACCTGTGTGTCGTCTGACATTGTTTCTCCTATTGTTTATATTGTTGATGTATCACTACTTTTTAATTAAATCAATATGCCTGTCTCATTTGGGTCATATCCAAATAAGTCTATTATTTGTTTTTTAGAGATAGGCTCATTGTTTGATATAGCCTTTTTAACTAAATCTATAAGTGTTTCTTCTCCATCTTCTGTTAAAGTGACAGTATCTATATCGTATTCCTCTCCAAATTTATCAACATAAATGCCTAATAATTCATGTAAATCCATTATAATAAATTACTCCTTTCATATAATTCGCCAAATGTTCTTGTTGTTTGTGGTGCATAATAGTTCATAAGTTTTATGTAAATCTCTTTATTGTCTGTGTTTGATAATGCAGTAAAGTTAGCAAAAGCTTCTGTACTATGACCATAAGTAATTTTTCCATAACCTTTTTTAATTGTTTCAGTAGCAAAAAATTTTTCATAATATCCTAGCTTATGTCCAAAACCGATTGCGTTGTTTGTTATTGCTCCAACATAATCTGCAAACATTGGGTCAAAACCTCTACCAGCATCTCTTGTAGAAGCTGTAAATGACTCTCCATTTTTTAACTTTAATTTTAAAGGTTTTCCATATCTTGAAATAACTAATTTGTGTTTTATTGAAGTCACAAAATCTATTGTTTCTGTTTTCATTGGGTCATAAGTAATACCTTTTTCTCTTAATAATATTCTTATTTCGTTTTTATCTAATGGAAATGATTTTTCTTTTATAATATCGTCAAGATATTTTGTTCTTATTGCTAATCTTTCATCAAATGTTTTACCTTGTATTTTTATTGCTAAAGAGTTTAAGTCATCTGTATAATTTGTTAAGCCTACCTTAATATTATCTTTTAAATTTACTCTATCTGCCATCATTTCTATTTGTGCAGAATTACTTAACTGAACTGAATACTTACCTTTTCTTTCATCTACAACATCGTCAAATAATGTTTTTCTAAAAGATGTTGTTGAATAAACTACCCTATCAGAATTTGGTATAATTTTTTTTGCTATATCTTTTTTTTCTAACATTATGTTTCCAATATTGTGGTCAATCTTATGTCCAAATTCATGTGCATATATTCGTCTTGCTCTTAAATTATTTTCTATATTAAAATCACTTAAATTTATTTCATCTGTACTTGGTCTATAAAAAGCATTATTTCCTCTTAACTGTGGCATCTTAGGAGATTTAGGTATCTTGCTAATAGTTCTAGTAAAGTTTGTTGCAACTGTACCAAATGCTAATGGTAAATATTTTCTTTCTTCATCTGATATGTTTCCAAATATTGAAGTTGTTGGTTTTGTATCTTGTTTAGAATCTTTTAAAAGTGTAGATGAATCTTCTCCATCATCCTCGTACCAATCAGGATTAACATAACTAAACTGATGTCTGCAATTATATCCACCTCTAACTACCATTGGATTACCACCCTTTTTACCTGACCAACTTCTAGTAGCCCAAATGTCTTGTATCTCTGCTATTGTAAATAAACCATTCTTTCTTTTATTAAGACTCCCACTTATCATTCTTCTACATAAGTCTCTTGTTGTAGGTATTACATCTCCATAATATTTAACAAATGTAAGTCCAGCATCTTTTGATTTATTAAAGTTTAATGTAGCATCAAAGTCTCTCAATGAATCGTTAAGTATTTGACCAGCATATCTTTTCATATTCTCGCCTGTTCTAGTTCTTGCATATTTACTTTGTAATTGTTTAATAGCTGAATCTACTCTACCTTTTAATCTTGGATTATCTCTGTTTCTTTTTACATAACTAACTAATCTATTTACTGCTGGGTCTCTTGAATTTGCATAAATACCATTAATAGATTCTCTTAATTCTTTTTCTAATACTGTAAATTCAGTTCCAACTAATGTGTTTTGATATACTTTATCTGATAATATTCTTGTAAAATTATTTGATACATCTTTAAACTGTGTGTAATATTGTTGCTTTAAATTTTTAACTAAAGCTAAATCTCCCTTTGTAAGTTCTTGAAATTCAGGTGGTATAATACCTATTGTTTTAAATTGTCTTTCAACTCTTTTAGCTTGTTCTCCAAAACCTTTTCTAACTACTCTATCTGCAAATGGTAAATACTCTTTATCAAGTATTGCTTTTATCTTTGGTCTTATTGCTA